ATACAGATAAGCAAAGCCTTTTCAGTTACTTAAAGGAATTACAAAACGACTACATAGTAAGTATAAAGAAACAAAGAAACACAAGAAGCAATATGCAGAATAGTTACTATTGGAAATGTATCGTTCAAGGACTAGCAGAAGAACTAGGATATTTTCCTGATGAAATGCACGACGTACTAAGAGCTAAGTTCTTATCGGAATATGAAATGATAAGTATTAACGATAACCAAATAGCAATAAATAAAATAGGAAGTACAACAGCACTTAACACAAAAGCCTTTGAAGTATATACAGAACAAATAAGAGTATGGGCTATGACTGAATTAGGCATAAGACTAATGCTACCAAATGAATACGAGTAATTTCTATTATATAGTATCACTTGATTAATCAAATTATTTCAAAATGGAACACGGAGGAAAAAGAATAGGAGCAGGACGCAAAGGTAAAGCTGAAGAACAAAAGCTAATAGAGAACTTAACACCAATGAGTAGTATAGCATTAGAGTCTTTACAAAAGGGTTTAGAAAAGAAGGAACAATGGGCAGTAAAGTTATTCTTTGAATACTTTTATGGTAAACCACAACAAAGAGTAGATGTAACTACTAATGATGAAAGTCTTAACGTACCTTTAATAAACTTTATAAGCTCTGAATCTTAGCGACAAATACACAGCACTCTTTAATTCAGATGCTAGATACTTTATCATAACAGGAGGTAGGGGTTCAGGAAAGTCTTTTGCTGTTACAGTCTTTCTTACGCTATTAACTATGTCTAGGAATGTTAGAGTCCTATTCACACGTTACACAATGACATCAGCACACTTGTCAATCATTCCTGAGTTCTTAGAAAAGATAGGACTACTTGGATATGACAATACCTTTAGTGTAAACAAAGCAGAGGTAATAAACTTAGGAAACAAATCAGATATTTTATTTAGAGGAATAAAGACATCAGCAGGAAACCAGACTGCTAGTTTAAAGTCTTTACAGGGAATATCTACTTGGGTGTTAGATGAAGCTGAAGAACTTGTAGATGAAAACATCTTTGACACTATTGATTTAAGTATAAGGGAAAAGAAAGTGCAGAATAGAATCATATTAGTTTTAAATCCTGTTACTAAGGAACACTGGATATATAAGAGATTCTTTGAGGACAAAGGCATTGAAGGCGGTTTTAATGGCGTTAAAGACAATGTATGCTATATCCATAGTACATACCTAGATAATGAAACAAACCTATCACAGAGCTTCCTAGAGCGTATTAAGAGTATAAAGCATAATAACTTTAAAAAGTATCAACATAAGATTCTTGGAGGGTGGTTAGCAAAAGCAGAAGGTGTAGTCTTTGAGAACTGGAGTATAGGAGAATTTAATCCTGATAACTTACAGACTTCTTGCGGAATGGACTTTGGATTCTCAATAGATCCTGACTCACTTACTGAAGTAGCTATTGACAAAAAGCATAAAAAGATTTACTTAAAAGAACACCTTTATCGTAATGGATTAAAGAGTCAAGAGCTTGCTAAGATAATACTAGACAAAGTAGATAGTAAACTTATAATTGCCGATTCAGCAGAGCCTAGACTAATAGCAGACCTTAGACATTTAGGAGTAAACATCAAAGCAGTTAAGAAAGGAACAATTGAAAGTGGAATAACTAGAATGCAAGACTATCAACTTATTGTAAGTCCTGAATCAACTAATATAGCTAAAGAGTTAAACAACTATGTCTATGCAGATAAAGGCTCTAAGCTTTACGTAGATAACTATAATCACGCAATAGATGGTATTCGTTATAATGTAATCTATCACCTAGACAATCCAAATGCAGGAAGGTATTACGTGCAGTAAACTAAAAACAACAAATTTCTATTATATAGTGTATGAAAGTCAAAATTAAAAAAGAAGGAAAAACAGAATCGTTTAATCTTATTAGCAGTTGGTCAGATGTGACTCTGGAAACTTGGCTTAAATTAGTTGATTTTGAAACAGGTACAAAGACTGAAGAAGCTACTGAAACAATAGCAGCATTATCAGATATTCCTAGACGGTTGGTCAAGGAATTAGCCTTGTCAGATGTAGCTAATATAATGAGTAAGGTAGCAGAACTTCAACAGAAGCAAGATACAAAGCTAAAAAGGATAATAGAAATAAACGATATTGAGTACGGCTTTCATCCTGATTTGCACTCAATTTCTCTCGGTGAGTATGCCGATATCGAGCAGTTTATTAAGAACGGAATAGAGTCAAATCTTCCAGAACTAATGGCTGTACTCTACAGACCTGTAAAAGAAAAGAAAAATGATATATATATTATTGACGCTTATGATGGCGATATACGGCTCAGGACGGAAGAAATGAAACAGATGTCAGCTGAACAAGTGCAAAGTGCGCTAGTTTTTTTTTACACTTTAGGGAAGGCGTTGTCAGAGATTTTGCCATTGTATTTGATGGAGCAGCTGAAGGAAACGAAGACGCAATAGCAAGTGAAGACTTTTCAAGCAAATGGGGATGGTTTGGTGTAATGCACAGGTTGTGTAATGAGCAAATAGTAAATTTAGAACCAATTACCAAGCTTGGTCTATTAGAATGTTTAACGTGGTTAAGTTATGAAACAGATTTGAACTCACAAAATAAAGTAAAAAGAAATGGTTAATAATAAGACATACAATAACGTAGTAAATACTTTGCTTAGACTAGGGGAGAATCATAGGCAAATCAGTACAACTTCAGTAGGTGATATTTACGACATCAACTTGGAGAAAATGCAGAAGTTTCCATTACTACACATAAACCCTACAAACGTATCTACAGGCGATAGTCAACTTACATACAACTTCCAAATATTCATAATGGATATGGTAACTGAAAAAGCAGATTGGACTACAAACAGAAATGAAATTGTTAGTCCTATTGATGACGAATTTACTAAATTAGTAAAGACTTTAAGTAATGAACAAGATGTATTTAATGAAACACTACAAATATGCACTGACTTTATCGGAATGCTTAGACATAGTTCAAGACAATCTTTATTAGGAGTTAATGACATTAACGAACCTTTATACTTTACACAAGACCAATTTACAATAGAACCTTTTCAGGAACGCTTTGATAACTTATGCTGCGGCTGGGTATTCAATATTGGTGTCTTAGTTCAGAATGACTTCCAAACTTGTGACATTCCTGTAAGTACAAGGGGAGCAGGTTATTAATGTTTAAGTTCAAGATATGGAAGATGATAATACAAATAGGATGGAAAAAATTTAAAATAACAATAAACTTATAAAATTATGGCAGACTTAGTAACAACAATTAGCGAAACGGTAACACTTAATGGAAGCCTTAGAGGTTCTGTTAATTCTTTAACGACAACAGGAATCAATGATGTATTTGAAAGGATAGTAACTTGCACTGCAAGTGTTGTAACTACTATAGCAGTATTTGATACATTACCATCATCTTCAGCAGGAGCTATTGATGTCGATAGAACTAAATATGTAAGGGTAACCAACTTGGAAACGGCAGTAGATATTGAGCTAGCAGTACAGACTACTACTTCAAGTTATACAGTAACAGTAAGAGCAGGAGGTTCTCACGTTCTTTATTCAGGTGATGTAATTGCTTTAGGACAAGTAGGTGCTCCTTCTTTTGGAACTATGTTAAATCTTGCTTCTTTACAAGTACAACCGACTACAGCAGTTACTGCTAGAGTTGAAGTATTTGTTGGAGTAGAATAATGGACACAGCCAATATAGAAAGGTACTTGAACAGCTTTGGAAAACAGGTTGTTAAAAGAGCTAAAAAGAATTTAAGTGCAGGAGGTAAGGGTGGTGGTAACTTAGAAGAATCTATAAAATTTGAAGTAGTAGAAGACGAAAGTGGCGTTTCAGTTCAATTCTTTATGGCTGATTATGGTACATTCCAAGATAAAGGAGTTAAAGGAATAGGTGGAGAAATTAAGTCAGGAGACCATAAAGGGAAGTGGAGTGGAAGAAGGCACTATATAACTTGGGAAGGTAAAAGAAAAGATAGTCCTTATAAGTACGGTAGTGGCTCAGGTAAGAAAGGTGGTATGTCTAAGGGAATAGGTTCATTTATTAAAAGAAAGGGTTTACAGCCAAGAAGTGAGGGAGGGCAGTATATGTCTCCAAAAGGCTTGAAGATAGCTATAATGAAAGTATTATGGATAAAAGGAATACACGGAATAAGTTTCTTTCAAGAGTCTTTGAATTATGGCTTAAAAAAGTTCGGCAAAGATTTACTAGGAAGTGTAAAAGAAGACATCATTAACAGTTTAACAATAATAAAATAAATGGCAACAATAATAGAACAACACCCTTTGTATAATGTGCTTACTGTAGGACAAGATGTAATTTTTACAGTATCGAATACTTCTATAGTTCCTAATTTCACAAATGTAAAGTTTATTGCTGAAGTATATATCAGTTCAGGGAATCCTCCTAATCCATCTTCTACAACAGATATTGTAGGAACTTTCAGAACTACTCCAAATAATGCAGGAGTTGGAATGTTTGACTTCAGACCTATTATTGAAAGCTTTGTAAATGCAGATAACTTAGCAAGAAGAGGTAGTGCATATAAAGGAACAGTTATTCCATCTGATTCAAATGTTCCTATTCACTTGATTGATAAGTATTCAAGGAACTCAAATACTATGCGTTACTTGTTTGTAAGATTTAAAATTGAATTTATTAATACTCAAGGTGAGTTGATAACTGGATTTATTACTGATTCTGATAGTTATCAGGTTTTCAATGGTTACCTAAAACATACTGACGTTTTAGACTTAATTGGAGTTAATTTTGGTTATGACCCTTTAAGATTTCAATTAAGAAATGGTTTAGTAGGTGGACGATTCTTAACAAACGCTGCTTCTACTCAATATGCTAATATTAATGATTACGGAACTTTATCCTTTTTGTCCACTCCAGAAGCAGCATTACCAACAGCTACAACACTTTCTTACTTTACAGTATCTATGTATGATGATAGCGGAGTGCCTATAGGATTACCCATACAAATAGAGAATAATTTTGGAAACGGAGGTGTCACTACTTGGAATGCTAAAATTTATAAGCAATTAATGTTTTTCGGTTGTTTTCCTGCAAATTTAAGAAATTGGAATGCTGCATTTCAAGCAGCTACTTCTACTTTAAGTTATTATTTCGTGCAGGCTTATAATTCATCAAATCAAACAATTTCAGATAAGATAACAATTAATATAAATTGTCCTAACCTTAAAGGATATGAACCTATAAGACTTTGTTGGTTGAATCAATGGGGTGTTTGGGATTACTACACTTTTACTCAGAAGTCTACTAAAATGATTTCAACTAAAGGAAGTACATATCAACAGTTAGAAGGTAGTTGGAATCAGTCTTCTTATAAAATAGATAGTTTTAAGGGAGGTAAAAAAGCCTTCAGAGTAAACGCAACTGAAAAGATAACAATGAACACAGACTTTGTTAGCGAAGCAGAATCAGAATGGTTTGAAGACCTTATAAATAGTCCTGAAGTATATATATTAAAAGGCTTCCAAGAAGATACTACAAAACCTGCTTTGAATCAGTATGTTATTCCTGTTAGGCTAACAACTTCAAGCTTTACAAAAAAGACTGTAGCAAATGATAGACTTATGCAATACACTTTTGAAGTTGAAAAGAGCAAAACACTTAGAACACAGTCAATATAATGAGCGTTCAACTAATAGTATATCCTCAGAATTATAACGGATTTTACAATGTAATTTCAAGTTCGCCAACTGAGTTTATTGTTAATGGTATTAACTTTTACAATCTTAACAATTCACCAAGCTATACAACTACTTTAAACCCTCCCTATGGAGCAGCTTTGTTTAACGCACCTCCTAGTATTTCAAATACTTGGTATAGGTTCAAAATGAACAATGGAGGTAGTCCTTCTTATCCTTCTGTAAGTGGTGGGAAACTAATTCTAAATTCAGTAGCAGGTTCAGGAAGCATTTCAGGTGTTTATCAAAAGCTTTCTAATTTAACAATAGGGGCACAATACACTATTACTATAAATTTTGCAGGGCTTGTTTCAGGTTCTATTGTAACGCAATACGCAACAGGATTCAGTATATACGGAACAGGAACAGCAACTATTGCAGCTTCATTTACAGATACTTTTACAGCTCAATCTACTTCAGATACAGTAATGGTTGCCTATACTAACACTATTGATAACGACATTTCTATTACAGATATTTCAATACAACCTGTTATAGGTGCAATACCTTCAGGAGCTATTCAATTAATAGAAGACGGACAAGTTATTTGCGACCTCTATGAAGATGAAGATATTCCTTTAAGTCTTAGTGTTGATGACTTTAAAAATGTCGCAGAAAAAGTACAGTCTTATTCTAAGGCTTTTAACCTTCCTGCAACAAAAAGAAATAATAGAATATTTGATAATATATTTGAGATTACAAGAAGTTATGACGGTGTAATATTCAATCCTTATAAGAAGACAAAATGCGTTTTAAAGCAAGACGGATTTATTCTATTTGAAGGATATTTAAGAATGTTAGATGTAACGGATAAGGAAGGAGAAACAAGTTACAATGTAAACCTTTATTCTGAAGTTGTAGCATTAGCAGATGTTTTAGGAGATGGAGCTTTCAGGGATTTAGACTTTACAGAACTAGCACACGAGTATAATAGAACAGAAATTGTTAATAGTTGGAATGATTCAGGAACAGGAATAACTTACACGAATCCAAGTACATCAGGATTCAGAAACGCCTTTAGCACAGTGAAATATCCTTTTGTTGATTGGAATCATCAATATACTGTTGATGCTACTTCAGGTGAACCTGTTTTACGTAACTTAGAAAGTTCATTTAGACCTTTTATAAATATCAAGTATTTAATAGACAGGATATTTCAAGCAACTCCTTTTACTTATGAGTCCTCATTCTTTAACACCGCAGACTTCAAGAAACTTTTTATGGACTTTAATTGGGGGGGTAATGGTTTTCCTACTCCAAATAATACTTTTGCTGCTTCTTGGGTATTTGGAACAGGGGCTACTTCAAATGTAGGAACAGGAGCATACAAAGCATTTAGGTTATTACCTGAAACTTCAGTAGGTGGTGTTGCAGGTTCAACATTACCACCAAATTACAATACAAGTACATACATTATAACAGCTACTACAACTAATGAAATGTATAATGTTTCTTATAATTTCAAACTTGAAAATACTACTATAGTACCTGCATCAGCTCAATGTAGATGGATTCATAAAATAGGTGGAGTTGCTCAACCTGATATAGATTATGCTGTGAGGTTTATGACTGGAGCAGGTCAATTTCTACCATATTCAGGTTCTTTTGATATAGTGCTTAATACAGGTGATACATTAGAAGCACAATTTTTTACAGCAAATGCATTTGTGCAACAAAGTGAAATACCTGCCTTTTCTTCTTCAGCTGTATTTGTTCAATCAAGTTCATTCGTAAATACAGCAGGACTATTAACTTTAAGAGAAGAAATAGGACAATGGGATTTCTTAAAAGGATTGATTACTATGTTCAACTTAGTTACTTTACCTGATGAAGACAACCCTAACAATATTAAGATTGAACCTTATTCAGATGTTTTTATACCTACAGCTACAGCAGGGAATACACTCGCAAATAGAGGTATTGAACACGATTGGACTGAAAAGATAGATGTATCGGAAATGAAGCTCACACCTTTAACAGACTTAAATAGAAAAACTATTTTTAAGTTTGTTGAGGATGATGACGACTATTCGTTTAATCAGTATAAGAATTTAGTTGGTGGTCATTTATACGGAAGTAAGAAGTTTAATGCAGGAAATGAATTTAATATTTTATTTGGTGAAGATGAAATTGTTGCAGAACCTTTTGCAGCTACAGTAGTCAAGCCTTTAATGTCACAGTTTCCTTCTTTTATAACACCTGCTGTTTATTCTATGAATGATGACGGAACTTCTGATAGCTTTGATAACAGTCCTAGAATAATGTATAACAATGGAGTAAAACCTACAGGGGTAGATTATTATATACCTGCTCAAAATGGCGTTACTTCTAATACCGAAACAGACTTCTTACAGTTTAGTCATTTAACAGATATACCGACAATAACTTCAAGTCCGCCTTTATTAACTGACACTAGAGATTTTCACTTTGGAGAATGCCAACTTATGACAGGAGTTGGCGCACCTACAGTAAATAACTTATTCAATATGTATTGGCTGCCTTACTATTCAGAACTTTATAATCCAGATACTAGGACTATGACTATTAAGGTAAACCTAAGTCCTGCTGATATCAATACGTTCAAATTCAATGATACCGTATATATCAAGAACAGAGTTTTCAGAGTAAACAAAATAGACTACAAACCAAACGACTTAGCGACAGTTGAATTTATACTTATACCATAATGTCAAGAGAAAATATACCATACTTAATAGGATTCAATGTAAAGCCTGCATCAATTTCAGTACTAGGTGTTGTAACCTTTACTGACGGAACGAATGAAGTAACTCCTAATCAATTACAATGTGAAGCTTACGGATATACTTATAATAAAGCTTTAGGAACTTGCTCAACTTTTACATACAATACAAATCTAAATAGTGGTGTTGCAAATGAGAACAACAAGACTTATGGTTCAGGAAACTCAACAGAAACAGGAACTAACAACACCTTAGTAATGGGTGAAGATAATACTGTTAGAGGTTTGTCAAGAAATAGTATTATAACAGGAAGCCAAAACGTAATAGCAAATGGAATAAACAATGCTAACGTATCAGGTACTTTAGGAGAAGCTACAGCCGATAACTCTACAGTCTTGGGTGGTAATACTAACGGTGATGCTTTAGGGGAAAGACAATCAATAAGAGTGCTGTATGGAAAACAGACTACAAGTGCATCAACTTTAGCAAGTAACTTAAACAATACCTCAGGCAGTTATTTTGTAATCCCTGATAATACTATTATATATTTTCACGCAACTTGTTTAGCCGTTAGAGTTGGTGGCACAAGTGGTTCAGGAGCAGCAGGAGATTATTGGTCAGCTATTGAAAGAGGGGTTGTAATTAACAAATCAGGAGTATTAAGTATTCAAAGAGAACGAGATGTTATCAAGACTTCAGGAACTACTTCAGGATGGGTTGCTACTACATCAATTTCAGGTGGTAATTTTAAAGTAAATGTAAGGGGAGCAAACAATATGACATTAGAATGGGTTTGCGATATTAAATTAACACAAATAAAAACAGGAGTAACTTTATAAAATAAAACTATGGCAAAGGAAGTGTTAGAATTAGAAGTAAAGTCAAACTTAGGTGATGTTGTAAAGCAAACTGAAAAGCTTGATAGTGCTACTAAAAAAGGTAAAAAAGGATTTAAAGGTATTGGAACTGCTGTTAAAGGTGTAGGCGTAGCATTAAAGGCAGCAGGAATAGGTATTATAGTTGCGTTACTTGCTAAGTTAATGGAAGTCTTCAGTAAGAATCAACAAGTATTAGACGCATTTGAAACTGGAATGACTGCTTTAAGTATTGCTTTCAATGACTTGTTTAAAGTGATAAATGATAACATAGAACCTGTAACTAAGGCGTTTAAAGCACTATTTGAAGACCCTCAAAAATCTCTAAAGGAATTTGGGGATATGATACAAGACAACCTTATAGAAAGGTTCAATAGTCTTTTAGAAACTTTCGGCTATGTAGGGAGTGCATTAAGTTCATTATTTGCTGGTAAATTTAAAGAAGCAGCAGAATTTGCTAAATTAGCAGGTAAGGAGATGGTTGATGTAGCAACAGGAATAGACAATGCTTTTGATAAGGCTACAAAAGTTATTGTAGAATACACAGAAAAAACTCTTGAACAAGCAGCCGCAATCACAGAATTAAATAAGGCAGCACTATTATCACAAATTCAATTTGCTAAATTAAATGCAGAGAATTTAAGAGATGCTGAAATTCAAAGACAAATAAGAGATGATGTTTCAAAGACTTTTGCAGTAAGAATAGCAGCCAATGAAGAACTGAGTAAAATACTAGCTAAACAATCAGATGCCCAAAAAGCACAACTACAGATTCAATTAGATGCAGCAAAAGCAGCCAACTTATTAAACGATAATACAGAAACTAAGATAGCTTTAGGACAAGCTGAAGTTGCTATGCTTGAACTTCAAGAAACTATTACAGGGCAACTATCCGAACAAAAGACTAATCAAGTAGCACTAGAAGAAGAATTAAGACTCGGTAGAGAACAATCTTTAGCAGAAGGAACTTCAGGGCTACAAAAAGAATTAGAGGAACTTAGATTAGCTTATGAAGAAAAGAAAAGATTAGCTGTAAAATCAGGAGTAGATACTACTGCTATTACTAAGCAATACGAAAAGCAGAAGTCTTTATTA